TGATGAACGCTTGTAGTCCGAAGAATACTGTTCGATCATATCGACCGCCCCGGCTCTCGATATACGAGTATACACCTGTGGTTCCTGCTGGGTATTGTTTGAACATGCTAACCTTGTAGCTGTCCGTATTTAAAATAATGTTCTTTGCTAACTTCATGATAAACTCCTTATCAATTAAATTGCCTAATGTCTATCATTAGGACTTGATACCAGTTTAACACAACACCATTATTGTGTCAAACTGAATTCGACCAAAGTAGCACTGCCACTTTGAGCCGAAACCTCTTTGGCAAAGCTTTCTAACATTGCCATAATTCTTTCCTTGTTGCCACCTGCTAAGCCCATACCAATGTAGGGAAATCCAAAACGTTTTGTGCCGTATAAATGTGAAAGTTTTTGCAGAATTAGTTGAAATGCTGCATACTCAAACACATCTTGACCTGTACTCATATTGTATTGGGTATAGGCGTTGATTACATGAAAATTAACGGATCCATTTTTTCTGATGACGTTCTCTGTTGTCCAGTTTCCTAGTTTGTAATAGTCGCCGCAACTAGTTACAGTATCTACTGCGGCAACTTCAGGATATCGTTCACGAATCTCTCTGGCTATACCACCACCCATTGTGCAAAAACAGTTGCAGCCGTGAACTACAACGTCAAACTCACCTGCTTCTGCGAGGTCAAGTAGGTTACCTTTACTGTGCTTTAACATAGCGTCTAATCTCATCCACAGCTTCAACACACAAATCTTGCCAATATGCAACATCATCTACGTCAGGACCAAACAAGGCACCATAACTAAGATCCACATCCTTGTCAAGGATTACTTCTTTTGATTCAGTATTTGTCACTGACAAATGACCAACACGTTCACTAAGGCGTTCTACTTTACAGTCAAATTCTTTATCCAATTTTGCTTCCCAAATGTTTTCCATATTATGCTCCTAAAAAGTGTTGAATGATTTCATAGTGATCTTCAAAGCATTCCTCACTACGAACTTCTGCGATAGGCACCCAACGTGCTTTTTCAGCATCATCAGCACCCTTAATCTTAGGCAGTTCACCTTCTGCTCCAAGAACAATAAATGTAGCTTGTGTGATTGTGCGACCTCTTGCACTACGATTGACCGCATCAAACACCTTACTACGTACAATACTGCCACGCAGCACGGGTGCAGGCACTTTAATACCTGTTTCTTCACGCAGTTCTCGGATACATGCATCAATCAAACTCTTGTCAGTATCTGCATTCAAGAATCCACCAGGTAGTGCCCATAAACCTTTACCAGGTTCGCTCCTACGCTTGATCATCAATACGTGACCTGATTGTAATACAACAGCATCAGTTGTAACGAACACGGGTGGGTAAGGCAAACTAGCATATTGCTTTTTGTAGTTGGCAATAAATTCACGTTCGCGGATGATTTGCTCATACTCAGGAGTGTTTTTAAACTTTTCTAGAAAATCGAAGGTAGTTTGTGGTACAACTGCCTTGATAAAATTCATGCTAACATCACGCTTGAAATAAAGGTCACGAATATCAGTAGCGTCAAGCGGTTCAATTTTTTCTACGTTTTCAAATTTCCATTGAGGGAACATGTCAAGATAGAAGCTAGATTCATCTTTCTTATGACCAATGATTCCGATACCTGCACCACCAAGTACACGGTATTTACTTACGATTCCTTGCACACGGACAGCCCATGCATGGTCATTGTAGATAGTATCTATATTGGGTTCTACATAAACACGCATTGACAATCCGGCTGTAGCAGCCTTAATCATATTGGCACGTTCATCAAACGTGAATGGATTTTTGTATGTGCGAGGTTGTTTTGCAGAGCCTGCGATAATTACCAATTGATCAGTCAATGCAGTGCAACGCTTGATAATCTCAAGGTGAGCATTGTGCAAGGGTTGAAATCGACCAATGAGGACAAGTGTATCATACTTCTTTGACATTCTAAACTCCTTAGAATAATTGTCTATGAACCGTCTATCAGTTCATATCTTTATTTATACTTAGTATAGCATAAACATAATTTTAGTGTAAGAAAAAAGGGCACCGAAGTGCCCTTTTTTAGCCCCGCCAACCAGTTGGATTAGGCCATGCACCAGTAGACTTAGCCTTTTCAACATACTTGTAACGTTGAGGAATTCCATCTCCAGAGTGCATTTCACCCTTTTCGAAACCCTGCTCGTACTTGTTTTGATCAGTGTACACGTAGCTATCTAGAGGGTTATAATCGTAACCCATGTAACCGTCAGTATAACCCTTGTAGAAAGCAGTGCTACCAGTCTTAGGTTCTAGTGTGCTAGCGTTAGTCTGAACAGGCTTGTTGAATTCTACAGAATCAACAGGCTTCGCATCAACTTCACCGATGACCTCATAACGGCAAGTACGACCTTTGGCATTGTTGTAGTCACTGGGGATACTCACAACATCAGCAGGATTGACCTTGACAATAACAACACGGTCACCACTAAAACTAGACAGATAACTATGGCTGCAAAAGTGAAGGCCAGTGCTACAGGTATTATCACGATTGTCATCAACCATGTTGCGTTCCATTTCAACTACACGACCAACACTGTTGTCCATAGTACCACTGTGAACATCCTTGTAGTCATCACGGACTTTCTTGTATGCAAGGAAGCATCCATCAGGAGTAATAGGCAGACTGTTCTTTTCCAAGAAGCCATAGAGTTCATCTACTGCCCGCTTACTAGGATTTTGCATTAGGTTGTGCATAAAATTGATCATTGGATCAATGTCAAAGCCATCTTCCAACATTTTTACGATCCGAGTAGCCAACGCACTATGAAATACTTGACCACGCCAAAACATTTCACCATCGACAACTGCAACATTACCTTTGCTAAAGGTTGTGATTGCCTTAGCAGGATTGATAAGTTCTTTGACAGTATCCCAAAGTCCTGCCTTGATAGCATCAACAACTTTAGAATAAGTGATATGAGTTTTGTTGATGGTATGCGGAGCACCATCAATGACGATTACAACATTGTCACCTTGAAGAATATACGGATAGCTCATTTTAGTTTCCTTTGGTTTGATCGATAACGTTAATATACTCGGCTACTGCTGCCTTGTCAACATAGTAGGACAAGCTCTTGAGAAGAGGATACCTCTTATACATTTTGTCAACCTCTGCTTTGTATTTTGCAGTCAAAGCAGTATGATCGACAGAGTTGTTGGTGGGAATTCCATAAGCCCTAAATAGTTGTTCAAGATTATGGCGTTTGTTAGCATCGTAGTCACCTACACCCTTAAACTCATTGTAAAGCTTAGAGTACGGGCTGTCTTGATTAATCTTGTCGCTATTGTACTTGAACAGTGCATTGAAGTCAATAGATTGTTTGACCAAACCCATGACATTACCCAAATCTACCGTCTTAAGTTTTTCACGAACGAATCCAGAAAGTTCTACCCAATTCTTTTGAGTCTTGATAGATTCAATGTCAGCCTTACGCACACCATAAATATCATCAGAAAAAATACCAGCTTGACGAATGCACCGATAAAAATTCTTGATATCACTCATGGGCAGACCAACCGCATCCCAAGCCTTCAGTTCGATGTAGTAGTAAGTTTTATTGCTATCCATGTCTCCCGCAGTACCAGCATTAGTCCAAGACAGTGTGTTAGTATGCCGAGACCGTTGCTTTTCTTCTAATCGCAGAATGCTTGCACGACCCCAGTTATTTCCGCTAGCACGATCCTTTTCAAGAAGTTGGCTGGCGTATTGCACACGGGGAGGATTATGCAGGTCCTTTAAGAATTGAGTGAACCTGCAAGTGCGGGTCTTATCAGCCCTTTCCAAAACAATCACACATTCATCAGAATTGGTTTGCTTGTTTTGACGCCAATGAAACTTAGCACGTTCCAGCGCACCACGCTTAGTGTCAGTAACAACAAGGTGTACATTCTTGCTAGGATAGATTTTCCAATTCAACACATAGGTCTTGGTAACATCATCCATTGTGCTTTCAGGCTTCAAGTTTTGGCACTTGTCAGAATGGCGTTGCTTAGTAAAGCCACGAATAGCAATATTATACTTCTTCGCCAAATCTTCAACCTTGAAGTTGAAGGGCTTCAGGAAGTTATAGTGGTTACCAGTAACAAGAGCTAACGGGAAATTAGTGTCTGCAACGTACTTGGTTACAGCGTTAGACCAAAGAGTCTCACGTTTGCGAGTTTCGAGATAGTCAGCACGGTCCCAAAGATTGGTAATCTTGTCAGCTTCCATAGCAATGAATCGAGCCAGCTGCTGATTCAACTGCTCAAGCCTACGCTTAATAGCATCCACTGTACTAGGAATGTAGCTAAGACCTTCACGGCTAGCTTGAAAGTCTAGTTCACCGATATCAAATTCCATCAGCAAACCACAATCGAGCATATGGCGCAGTTCACCTAGATTGGTGTCAGCATTGGGCACTTCAATCGGATACGAAATATTGCCCATGATAGCAATGCTACGGCTGTTTTCTACAGTATGAACGCCATAGATAATATTCTTGTCCTTATACTGAATTTCAGGGAATTCGAAGGACTTGCAACCATGAATAACAGGGCGCAGTTTGAAATACTTGTAAACGTTTTTCGCTTCGCTAACAAATTTTTCAAAGTCCCAGCGATCATTCACACTGAATTTCACCTCGACGCCATTGGGTTCAGTGGAGTCAGATTCTGTCATCAATGCAATGCTAGGCACACCGTGTTCGTTGATAAACGCAGTGTAGATACCCTTGCGACCATCTTTGATAGCCGTTACGGTGAAATTATCCGTATAGCTAAATGGAGACTTAGAACCAAGACCAAGGGCGCCAATGAAATCATTAGAATCAGTCTTGGTAGATTCGAAATAGGTGGTGTAGATGTTGGTAACTTGATCATGGCTTAGACCTGTACCATAGTCACGAATACTGAACCAAGGTTCAAGTGTATTCGGAAGATGAACATCAAAAGGAAGATCGGGTTTACCTGCAGCAACGTGACTATCTACTGCATTACAGGACAGTTCCCGAACGATAGCGCGGATCTTGTTAGCATAGAGACCGCTGGATAGGATGTTGAATGCCTTCGCACTATTACGAATGCGGAACTCACCGATCTGACCTACGTTGGAAAGAACGGCTTGATTTTGGGGACTGTTATTGATAATCATAGAGTTTCAAGTACGGGTTGGAGATCAGAAAAATTTTTGAACACCTGCGAACCATGCCGATTGGTACGCAGGATCAGAAAATTGCGGTTGTAAATTTCTACAGTAGCATCAAGTGTTCGGGCACGACCAAAGGTGATACTCAGATACTTGCGACCACTTTTGTTGACATGACTGCCTGTGAGAATGCCATATGGTGCAGTAAAATTGCGACCCTTGGCCCACGTTTCAATCGAATCGAGAATAGCCTGACTATTCATAATTTTACCACTGATGATAGATAACCATGTGATCGACGCCAGGCACATCGCCAAGCGGACGATAAACTTGCATTTCACCGTCCCACTGATCCGGATCGAACAACTTGTCCTCAGGACCAACAGTAACGAAACGCACTTCCTTACCAGTGTGATGGCTCTTGACAAAGAGAGTACGGGGCATACCAAAGTACTCGGAAGCCAATTTAAGAACCTTACGGGTCTTGTCGTACTCGCACAATTGGAGAGACACAGTAGGGATCTGAGACATTTCTTACTCCGTTTTTTGACTATGATGATAGTATATCAGAATCGGGAATTATTGTCAACCCCAATCTTTGTGATTGCCTGATTCTTCATTGTCACGATAACCTGCGGTGTAAGCAGTGATTTCCTCGGCCGTCATAGCATCCAGCGGAATGCGAGGACTGGTCATTGTAGCGCCTGCATAAAAGTGAGGGTTGAAGGGACGACCATAGTAAGAATCGGCCGCACCCCTGTCGTAGGGACCACCGTGTCGTTCATCGTACAGTTTGGACATATCTTTCTCCATTCAATAAACATATTATATATCCAAACCGATTTATTGTCAACCTCAGATTTCCTTGTTTTTCATATGCAACCAAATTTTGTTATTTAGTTCATCATATTCGAACGGCACACCATTTACGGTGTGCGGTTCTTGTTCATCGTATGTCCAGCCCAGAGCCTTCATCATGCGGTGCTTGACCAACAGATTAGGGCTACGAAAGACTTCAGGATCACGGAATCCCATCATGACGCCGACTTCGCAGACAGCGCCACTACGGCATACACCTGCATGGCAATGAACAATCACATTCATATGGTTGTCCAATGCATGTTGCAACAGGCGAACCAGTTCGTTAGCTTGTTCTTGGCTGCAACGCATAGCCTCATCTAGGACAAAGTCATCCTTTTCTACATCTAGGAACTGGAACTGATGAACTTCCTTGAAGCTAAACTTCGGAGTAGGAAAATCCCCAGGAGGATCGCAGATTTGGATCAGCATGGAATTGGGTCCCGGATCGAAGTGGAAACCCTTACGTGCATCAGCCAAAGAAATGTTTTGAATCCAGTTGTTCATATTATTACCTCAAGCACAGATTATATACTATTCGGTAATTTCTGTCAAATATTAACGATTTTGGATTACCTTATCTGCTAGCCCATAATCTACAGCCTCTTGTGCAGACATAAAGAAGTCACGCTCCATGTCTTGTTGCAATTGCATGTAATTACGACCTTTAGAATTATGCTTAACATAGATATCAGTCAATGACTTTTTAAGTGCAAGAATTTCTCTCACTTGGATTTCCATGTCAGTTGCTTGACCTCTTGCACCGCCGCTTGGTTGGTGAATCATATGACGGGCATGTGGTAGAATCATGCGTTTACCGGGTGCACCTGACTGTGCAAGTAGACTACCCATACTACAAGCCTGTCCCATGACAATCGTTTGTACATCAGGCTTAATAAACTGCATCGTATCATAGATAGCCATACCAGCAGTAACACTGCCACCAGGACTGTTGATATATAGGCTGATATCTTTGTCGGGGTTTTCGCTTTCTAGAAACAACAACTGTGCGACGATTAGATTGGCCATCTGGTCGTGTACTTCACCTTCAAGTAAAATTACACGGTCACGCAACAATCGGCTATAAATGTCATAGCTGCGTTCGCCACGACTTGTTTGTTCCAAAACGATAGGTACCAAACTCATAAAATTCCTTTGTCAAATAAAGACAATTATACAGGAATTTTTCTGACTGTCAACAGTTATTTGCGTTTCTTACGCCCAACGTCACCCACTGAAGTGGGCTCTTTTGCTAGTACAGAACTGCCACCTTTGGCTATTTTTTCTGCTCCTGCAGTAAAATCTTTTTCAGTTTGGTCAGTACCAGCTGTACCTATCCCCAATTCATTTGGTTGTTCTAGACTAGTTTTCGGGTCTGTGTTGGATAGCTTGAAACTGAACCCACCTTTAGTAGGATCAGTTGCACCTGATTTAGATTCTAATGTGATTTTACCTTCCAACTTGGCAGGCCATTGTGTGGCGAAACTCATAGTACGTGACTTGGCATCATAGTCCGCATACTGTTGTATGAAATTCATATCTAAGATTGCAAGAATAACGTCTTGGAAATCCGGTAATGCATTACCTTCATTTACCGCTTGCATAACTGCAAGCTTTACTGCATGTGTTAATTTACCACCATCACTACTAGGTTTTTTGAAATCAATATCAGACCACAAACTTTGATATTTTGGTAACGCTAAATTTTTTCTTTGTTTGAATGCTGCCATACTGTCATTAACACGATTAATGATATCAGCTTTCCATGGTAAAAATTCATTAAATTTTTCAGGTATGGCATCAGGAACATATTGATATAACAAATTCATAGCTTGGAATACTTGGCTAATAGTTCTTGGTTCTGGTAGATTATATTTGGGATTTTTTCCACTGTCACACAAATCTATGAATGCCACACTAGCTTCATAATCGGGATTATCTCTAATCTCCTGAGGAATCTTCAATCCACCAACACTAGGAGGTGCTCCGCCGCCTTTACCCTTGCTAGAAATATTTACAGTGTGTTGAGTTTTTTCGTTTTTAATACTTGCAAAACTATCTGCAATATTTGTATTTGATTTGCTAGGAAAATTAATCGTTAATGAGCTTACTTCACCTCCTAACCACTTTTCAAAACCTTGTCTGCGTGGAAATCTTGAAGTACCTTGAACAAGTGCTAACACACCTAGATATTCGCCTGCATAGTCTACGATACTTGCACGTATCTTTGTAGATACTTCTTTAGGTATAGTAGGATTATTACCTTGCATGATAGTTTCTGCCATCTGTATTACTATTTGTCCGTAATCAGTAGATTGCAGAACTGAATTATTAATGATAGCATCACCCAATTCAGTAGCAGGTATGTCTTGGTCTGTGATACCTATTTGACTAGGTTTTAATAATGCAGCTTCCTTACCTGTTTCTTCGCCTTCTTCACCCGTGCTAGCTTGGCCACCTAAATCTTTGGTTTTCAATAACTGACTAAGTGGTAATTCTTTCTTTTCTCCACCATCAGTTGTGACTGCCATTTTAAGTGTTCCGGTAAACTTGTTATCGTCATACATAGCTTGGAATCTATCAGCTTCAGACGGATCAGCAATAACGGGTTCTTTGTCTACAGTGTAGAAAGGAACTTCATTCCTAATCATTGTGATAAATTTATCAAAACGTTCAGGGTATTTTTTAATTGTACCGGCACTAAGTGTGCGGTCTTCTGCAAGGTAAGCAATTTTATCTAATAAATCACGCATAATCTATTATTTATGCTTTTTAGCACTTAAATAAATTTTGGTGTTTGAACCATTTGCGTATACTATGCGCTCTACGCAACGGGATCCCGTGTTTTGCTAGTCTGTCACGAAATATAAAAAAGCTAGGTCCATGACTCATTAGCGGTTTCTTACCTTCTTTTTGACGCTTGAAGCTAATAACGTCCCATTGATATTGGTGACACATTTCATGTGCTAAGGTCATTATTAACCATTGTTTACAATACCATTTATTATTAAGTGTTATTACGCAATTACTGCGCTTATTATTTGTTGGCACGAAATGTTTTGCAGCACACATTCCCCAGTAATCTTGTGACCGTTGAAGAACACGAAATTCCGGTAAGGGTAACCTATTATTGAATATCTCTTTGTTTAATAGTTTAAAAAGCCCGACAATTTCACGATGTGAGGTTCTGTACGCCTGCCTTTTTTGGTATGTAAGGCCGGGCATATCCTCATACATCATTTGTTGTAGAGTGTTCTTGGACATAATGTATTTATGCTATCATTTTTACCAAAAATCTCAAAATTATTAGGAAAAATTGAGCTTTGGGGTATAACCCGTTAAATACATTGTTAACTATATTTAGGAGAACATAATGGAATTAGTTATTATCATTGCCGTAATTGCAGCAGCAGTATGGTATTTCTTTTTTAGAGACAAAGAACTGGTAAAAGAGGCAAAGTCTGAGGCTCCCTACAAAGTTGAGGTTGAGACCAAACCCGAGCCTGTCGCTACACAAGCAGAAGCAAAACCTGTTACTGAACCCGTTGTCGTAGAGGAAGCACCGAAAGCAGAACCAGCTGTTGTTAAACCAGCAAAAACTAAACGTGCTGCAAAACCTAAGGCAGAAAAAACAACTGCTAAGGCCCCTGCAAAACCTAGAACGAAAAAACCATCAATGACCGTTGCTAAGTAAATTTGATGAAGATCGGATTTGATTTAATAAGTGATTTAAACCTCTCGCCTGACGATAGTTTTAATTGGGAAAATAAAGCTACCAGTTTATATTGCCTAGTGGCTGGGAACATAAGTTCAGATTTAAGAACTATACTATTGACGTTAAATCATTTATCAAGGTTTTATCAGGGTGTTTTCTATACCCCAGGTTCATTAGAATTTGAGGGTGTAGAAAACTATAACAAACGGATGAATGATATCACCGGTATTTGCAAGAAAATACGTAACGTGGCATTATTACACCATCACGTTGTTATTATAGATGGCATTGCAATCTTGGGCTGTACAGGATGGTACGGTGATGAAGATAACTATAATTTTGAAGAAGTACACGGTGTAAACAGGTTCGAGGACTTAGTGTACTTGAAAAATTCAATAGACAAGTTACAAAAACACTTGGATGTTAAAAGAATTTTAGTTTTAACAAACAGTGTTCCTAACAAGAATTTATATTTCGGAGAGTCTCCTGAAAGCATAGAAAATCTTCCAGAACTTTCATTAGTATTAGATTCTGATTTAGAATCAAAAATTTCTAATTGGGCGTATGGATCGTATAAAAAAATAGTTGATACCAATGTAGACGGTATCAACTATGTTTGCAACCCCTATACGTATTATAAAAAGAACACGTATTGGGCTAAAAGAATTGATGTAGAAGTTTAAGCTTCTGCTTCCACTTTAATTTGCAAGGGATATCCTTGAGCCCTTGCATCCAAAGTAACTTCAATGCCCTTTTGTTCAGCGATTTCATATGGGAGGATTGCTACTACAGCACTTCCTTCATCATGAATGTTTTTTGTTATTGTAGTAGCAGTATCCACATTATAATTGAAATAATCAACCAATGACTGAACCACAAATTCCATCGATGTAACATCATCATTAATGTAAATGATTTTAAACAACGGAGGTTCTTGAAGACCAATATTAGGCTTGATTTTAACTTTGGTTTCTGTTTTTGACATGTTTTGTTCTCTTTAAAAAAGTGTGCGACGAATGCCGCACACTTGTCACTACTATAATATTATTTAGTGTAGGTAATTGCAATCTTCTTGGGTTTTTGTTCTTCAGGAACTTGTCGTTCTAGTTGAACAGTCAAAATCCCATCTTTGATTTCCGCTCCAGTTACTTCTACATGATCTGCTAAAGTCCAAGAACGTAGAAAATTGCGGGCACTAATGCCACGATGTAGATACTCAATATTTTCATTAAGTTCTACTGATTTCTCTCCCTTTACTGTCAGTTGATTTTTTTCAACGGTTACATCAATGTCACCGTCTTTAAAACCAGCAACGGCTAATTCAATAGCGAATTTGTCATCACTAAATTTTACGACATTATAAGGGGGATAGTTTGTTCCTGCTTGTGCATTTGTATGACGCAATAGTTCATCGAACATGTTGTCAAAACCAACTGCAAATTTGTGAATAGACGGAATGTCTAAGGAACGTAGAGATAGGTTTGTCATTTCAATTCTCCTTTCATTAAGCAAGAATGACATGTAGACCCGACCATCGGCATCTACAACATTATTTATTATACGTGATTACGCAAAAAAATAAAGTATTTAGGTTAAAACAATTTCTTGGGAAGTTCTTGATTTGATAGCCATTTTTTCCAACGTCGGATGGCTTGAGCCTTAGCCAATTTTCTTTTAATGGTAGGTTTAGTGTAGAATTGTCTTTCGTGCAATTCCATTAATAGACCGTCCTCACTAATTTTCTTTTTAAACTTGCGTAGGGCTTTGTCTACATTACCATCTTGAACAATAACTTTTCTACCTTTTATAGTCATAATAGAGATTTGGGCTTAAGAACTAAATCTTGACTTATATTTATCTTACTTATGCCATTTTTCTCATATTTCTTGAGGTTATACATATGAGGCATTAGAACTTTCTCAATTTCAGTGTGTAGCCCACGTGCACCGGTCTTCAAAGTTAGACAATTATCGACTATCTGTTCTAGTGATTTTTTATCAAAACTCAATTCTACATTATCTACAGAGAACAAATACTGGTATTGTTGGATGTAATTGTTTTTAATGTCAGTCAGAACTTGAAATAACTCATCTTTGTTCAAGTCTTTAAGTGTAACTGATGTAGTAAATCGTCCTATAAATTCTGGAATCATACCGAATTTAGTCAAATCATCAGGAGATACTTCCGAAAGATCAACTTCTTCATGTTTGGATTTCACTTCTGCACTGAACCCCATCGTAGTGCCCTTAACCCTAGATTTGATAATTTCTTTGAGTCCTACAAAGGCTCCACCACTGATGAACAGAATGTTTTTTGTGTTCACTTCTAGCATATCACCACCGGGGTGCTTTCGTCCGCCTCCTGCGGGAATTCTACACACGGTTCCCTCCACTAACTTAAGTAGAGCCTGTTGAACACCCTCGCCACTTACATCCCTCGTAATGCTAGTGCTTTCACCCTTACGTGCAATTTTATCTATTTCATCAATAAAAACAATTCCTCTCTCTGCTAACTTGACATCGCCGCCCGCTGCATTTACAAGCATACTAATCATACTTTCTACATCGTCCCCTACATATCCAGCTTCGGTTAATGATGTAGCATCTGCAACTACAAAAGGAACATTTAAATATTTGGCTACTGTTTTTGCAAGTAGTGTTTTACCTGAACCAGTTGGTCCAATAAGTAAAATATTGCTTTTGGATATTTCTAGATTAGAAGGGGGATTATCTATTCTTTTGTAATGATTAGCTATAGCTACGCTCAAAGTCATTTTAGCATTTTCTTGACCTATGACATAGTTATCCAAATAATTTTTTATTTCAACTGGATCGTATTCTTTAACGATCTTTTTGTCAGGTTCTATAGTCGAATCATCAGAAATTAGTTGGTTGCATAACTCAATGCAATCGCTACATATTGAAACATTTTCTGAAACAATTAATTTTTTTACAGCGTCTTTATGCGATCCGCAAAAAGAACAATGATTGATTTTGGTTTCTTGTGTCATCTCTTATATATCTATGGAAAATAATTACATTAAATTATATTACTATAATCGATTACTTTCTAGAGTTAAGGTAAGATTCGATTTGTTCTTTTTCGTAATCGGATAAAAGTTCAACATCATACTCACCACTTTCTATTTTAGATATTAAGAATTGTATATATTCATCATTTGTCAAATAAGAATTTGAACTATCTTTGTTAATTTCAAACCAACGTGTACCATCAAACTTGAAAACACGATTAGGTAGTACATCTACACGCACAAACGTATCACCTTTATTAGCAAATTTGGGGAAGTGTGTTCCAAAATTAGTTGATGATTTTCCAATATCATCTGCTTCTATTAAAAACAATTCGGGATGCATTTCTTTTAGTGCTTCTTTTGCAACCATCTTATCATCATAGATAACATATCCTCCATCTACCTCTTTGTAAGTTTTAGATGGAGATATTTTCATATCGGTGTTCATCTTAACGGATGAGTCAGTGGTAAGTACACTTGAAGCTGTTAATTCTTCTTCTGTAATTTCTTTGATTACAGGAATAGGTTCTTCTTTGGATACCACAGTTTCAGGTTTGTATACTTGAGGCGGTATTCGCTCATAGTTATCAGGTAATTTTCCGAACCCAGCATTTAGGTAGGGATATTTTTCAATTAAGGGAGGTTCTTTTTTTTTAACCTCTGGTTCTATTATGGGTTCTTCTATATGCGGTTCTTCTACTTTGGGAACCTCAGTTACTAGTTCTTCTTTGGGTTCTTCTTTGGGTTCTTCTTTGGGTTCTTCTTCGTTGTCCCATTCTCTACTTGCATTAGCAGCCAAGACCAATGCTATTGCCAATGGATCAAAAACTATAACCAACAGAATGATGACCCATCGAACTGCACGTTCTAATAATTCTGCTCCAGGATTATCCTCATATATCAATGCCGCAATATATTTTATAGGACCAACTTCTGCTTCGATTTTTCGTGTTTCTGCTGCAAGTGGCGCACGTTCTTCATTTAATTTAGAAATAATTTGCTGTGCATCTGCAATGTCTTTTTGTAATTTTGTTCTTTCTGTAGCCTGTTGCCTACGAATAACTACAGCACGTTCTACACCCTGTTCTGATTGTCCCCTAGACAGTCGTGTGTCCACTTGGGCATCTAATTGTTGCAAGGCTTTCCGTGCTAGTTCTATATTGTCTCGTTGTGTTTTAATTTTTTCATCAATAATAGCTAGTTTAGCTTGGGCATCACCTGATACCAATCCTACATCAGTGTGTGCTTTAGATAAGAATCCAAAAATACCCATGCTGGTCAACACCGCTAATGCAACTACAGCGGGTACCAGATATAGTTTTAGTATCAAACTAGATTTGTGCCAATATTTTCTCAACCAAACAGTGGCTGTTATTTTGCCTATTTCTAACATGGATCCCATAATTATAACAGGTATCACTGCTCCAGCAAAAATAGCAGTCAGACCTATAATACTATAATAGGCTGCAACGGCGCTCAGTGCTAGCGCCACTAATAATGTTAGGTTGGAAAGGCTGAAAATTCTTTTCATAAGTATGTATTTATTCTTCAGTAATATCTGATTTATCGTCAGATATTATTCCAAACAAGTGCCCGTATGTATCCACAAACTCTTCCTGACGCATTACTAGTTTTCTAGGGATACCCGGACCTTGTTGTACGTGATAGGTGATCCATTTTTCTCCGCCATCACGAACCTTGATTTGTACGATGGATATGGTATCTCCATCTTCAAATTTGTAACTTTTTCCTATTAAATCATTCATCAAAAATCTCATTGTCGAGATCGTCCATGAGTTTTTTCATGGATTGATCTCTTTTAACACCTTCTTCAGTCAGTTCCAAATCGCTGTCGCACATAGGACATACATCTTTTGTAGAATGAAATTCTAAATCATCTTCTTTATAAATAGAACCATCCTCGTTTAGATACATTGTTCCTGTTTCATAACTTTGTCCTTTCCAACGGCACTTAGTACATTTGTGAGTGGGTTCGGCTGGGGCAGGTTCACTATGCCAACTATCTTCGTTCCCTAGATCGTATGTTACCTCGTACCCTCCCTTACGTTCGGTCCACCAATCATCGTATTGACGTTCCCACTCTATTTCAATATCATTTTCCCATGCATCGTTGATTACTTCTTCAACATCTTTATATCCTGTTTCTATCTGAACTAGCAATTCGTCTAATTCATCTTCACTTAAATCTGGATAAATTTCTGCTAGAATTTCAGTATCCAGTTCGTATGCGAATTGACTATCTACGCTATGCCATTCATGTTTTACAATAGTTACCATGGGTTCTCCTTAAAATTGGGCAGTAATAATGTCTCTGATATCACAATTTAAATCATGTCTCTTTATTATATCAGAAATCAAAGACAAGTCAGTTTCTGCTTGGGCACAGAAATGCCTGTAATTGAGTTCTATATCATAAAGCATATCGTGATGGTTTTTAATGTTTTCTGTAAGGTACTTTACATTTTCTACTATCAAGTCTAATCTGGATACATTGTCTGCATCATCATATTTATAGGGTAAGTATTCTTCGAAAGTTTTATATCCTAACCTTTTTAGCTTTGCCAATGTACCTTTCTGTCCTGCCATAATGAAAGGATGTTTGTTAAGAATGGTAAGCCAAGTCTTTTCAGTGAGCCACGGATCATCACCTTGTTCGTATAAGTGGCTCAAGTCCGTATCATACTCTGTTTCACTTATTAATCTAAATCCAGTACGTTGATACATAGTATGATCATATGGTATGGCAGGTGTATGACCTACTAACGATGTATTCACATTATCCGGATTGCTATTGAATCTACTATATTCATGTGACTCAGGAAGATACAATGAGTATATAGCATGATTCAACAATGATTGCTCTAGTAATTTTTTAAACAACGGAAACCGATTCGTCTTGCTCCATTTACCTGTTAAAAACAAAAAATTGCTATGCGGTTTCCATGCTATATTCATAGGACATCTTTTTCTGTAAATCAAATCATGATATGCAATAAGTCCTATGCCATTAACGTAATGTACCTCTATATCTAGCCCTGATAAGTCTGCCTCTACTTTGTTGTGTAGCCAATCGGCTAACACCAGTATTACCTTAGACTTTTTAGATGCTTGCTCTAAAATGGAACGGATGTGTGTCCAAGCATCTCTGCTCATATGACACACATCCCAAATCTGATATATTATACGTACTGGGTGTTTGCTATCTAAGAAATCCTCAACGACTTTGTAGTTTAGTGTTTTAATTTCACTGTCAAAGAAGTTGTATAATATGTGGTTATCGAAACTTACCATTCTTGCTTATGTCTTTATGTTTTATGAAGATTACGTTATGTATTTTATCTTCATATTTAATAGGCAAGTCTAGAAAGACGCTAATTTTAGGACCTTCTGTTTCGCTCACTACACTATCATTGCCTACAGTACCTATAAAAGGTATACCATTCCATTTACCACGAACACGATCACCTATAAAGTACGTAGGTTTGTATCGATTTTTTTCAAAATACTCACTCAGATTCATCGTCATCCTCGAAGGTTGATTCCAACATTCTAATGAGTTGTTCGCAATATTCTCTGGTCATAGTAAGTGTCATACTGGTACCATTGTCACCCATTAATGTTAGTGTGGTACCTCCGTCTGTAGTGACTCCTACACGATAATATTCTTTTGGTTTTGAGATTAACGTTGGCTTAATGTAATCGACTGGCAGCTTCACAACATTTTTTGGATCAGTATCATCCATAGCTTTTTTTAAACCTAAAAATTGTAAAAAATTCATTAGTAATGCTTCCCGAAGAAACAATAGACGGCAAATCTTTTCCAAGTAGAAGGTTCATTATCTCTCCATGATACTTGGACAGGATTTTGCCGCCATGTCATACCATCAGGACCCCACTGCCAGTGATAGGTCCCGAATCGTATGTTAAACCACAAATTGCTCATTACTTAGAAGGAGTCATCAATGCAGTGAAGTTGCTAGGAACAACAATGGTCTGTACCTTGCCATTCTTAATACCTTCGCTGATGTTCAGCATAGCCTGTGCTTGCATGAAAGCAATACTGTTTGCACTGTTGTTTGCCAGTGCAGCCATACGACGACTTTCAGCTTCGGCAGTCTTGACTTCAATTTCTTTTTGCTTGAGTTCGTTCTTAGCACGAACCAGTTCGTTTGCACTTGCAACAACACTGTCAGCAGGCACAACATTACGAATCAAGACTTGGCTGATGTTTAGAGATCCATCCAGCTTTTCTTCGGCAAGGTTGCGGACAATTTCATCCTTAATGAAGTTTTCCATTTCGCTACGATTGTCTGCCATATCAAGTGCCTCATACTTACGTGCAGCCTTGTAGATAGCATTACGTGCGTTCTGAACGATGTAATTGTACATCAGGAAAACGTCGCCGCTCTTGTCAGTAGCGTGGAAGCTCTTGTTTTTGCTTGCGTAGAGTTCGCTAACCTGATTAGGATTAATGTTATAGACCACAACAGCATCGAGGTCTTTCATCGTGCTATTATCTTTGGCGACAGGAGTCATGTTCTCCAGCGTGACATTGACGTCCTTGACTGGAAAAGTGAGGACATCACCAATCATAACCTGATTGAAAGAACCGGGCAACAGTTCGCCAGGTTTGACCTGTTTGTCAAAGCCCACACGAACACCCACCTCACCCGTTTCAATACGGGTGCAACCAGCAGCAAGAATAGCAGCCGCGATAATACCAAGCTTAAAAAGACTTTTCATTTACATTACTCCAAACAGAAGAACAACCAAACACACAACAAAACCAAGTGCAAAATACACTAGGCGACCAGCAACATCAAGAGCCTTCATTTTTTTCCTTTAAAACAACATTACAATCGTAATCAAAAAGACAATAGTGATTACAGAGCAGAGTATACTGTACAAAACATATTTTGTCAACGCCCACTGTTCCATTCCCGTCATTTCACGAACGGCTTTGATGCCAAAAAACGTCAAGCCAAACACAACCAAAAACGATAGGATGATATTAATCATTTTTACTCCTTACTTGTCATCACGAAAACGCACGAAACGGGGGAACCGCAGACTATAGCTACCATCTTGGTTTTGTGTGATAACATCACAAAGAACCTCAGCAGTGCGACCGATAACTAGATTAGAGTTCTTCCAGTAATCATCACGATCCTCGTCACTGTACCCACTACCTACGTTGACTTGAATAAACTTGCCATCATCCATGCCCTCACACACTAGAGCACCAAGACGACCTTGATTACGACCAGTACCCTCTTCGATACCGACAACGGTAAGATCAACAGTAATTGTGGGCTTCCACTTCATCCAAAACGTATTACGTTTGCACTCGTATGGAGCATTCACATCCTTGATCATGATGCCTTCGAATCCTGCATTGACTTGATCCTTAGCATAACGCATAAGTTGATCCTTGCCAGCCGCAGTGTCAAGGTCTACCATAATGTGAGGCAGAAGTTCAACGTTAGCCATAGTGAGAATGACACTACGCATTGCCTCAAGCACTTCGATACGTTTGCTCAGTTGAGCATTCCAATGACCTCGGCGGAAGTCTGCAAGAGGAATAATGTCAAAGATATTGAACACACTATCGTCAGCCTGCACGTTTTCCTTACGTCGGGCTTGTCGCATCAATTCTTGAAATGTATTACCGATGACTTCACCATCGAGAACAAACCCACCACTCAATTGTTTAGCCATTTTAGTTTGGCGAATCATCTTGAGCCAGTTGAGAGAGATTTGTTCCTCGATGTGCGTAAAGTTCTCAAACACCTTACCGTTACGACTAAAGCTAAGTACAGTCACACCACTATCACTGGGAATGACCATCATCAAAACACGAACACCATCAAGCTTGGGTTCGAGGCGTTTGATGCCACGCATTTCGGGACGACCTTCGCTGTTGGTCGCAAGTTGGCAACCAAAGATAGGAATCTCGTAATCAGTTTTTTTGCAGATTTTATTGATAGTCTTGTCACTGATGCCCGCCCGCATGTCTCGACGCAGCACAGGAGCAAGGAATGTATTCCATTCTTCACTATCAAAACGTTCAGCCATTTCTTGAATAGCCTCACGTGCAGCATTTCCGGTAAGCCTACGTTGACTTAGTTGGAGCATAAGTTCATTAAACTCAGTCCATGGATTTTCGGCGTTAACGATGCCCACAGTATCGGGAATCTGCTTAACGCCGAAGGTCACATATGGGTTGTAACACGCCTTGAGGAAGCCCAGAAAAATCTGTGCATTGGTGCTACCTAGGACACTCGCCTCGAGGGCTTGTTTGATAACATCTTCCTTGTGAAGGCGACTGTCACTTTCATTCAGTTTGTTGATCCAACTTGCACTCATATATTCCTCATTTGAAGGGCCACGCACTATTGCGGTCAAGTGGGGGTCTTGATTTAAGTTCCACTTTTTCTATTGAAACGATATTATAGTCGGAATAGGTAATTTTGTCAACCTCAAAGGGTCCGTAAATAATTACCGAATCCTCTTCAATTTGCCAATTGTGGTCACCGTCGTATAGCCAAGCACCGCACATTCTGCCATCTTCATCGCCATCACAATACAAACGTTCAATTTCTTCCCGTTCTTGTTCAGTGATTTCATCTTCAAAATCAAAATCGATACCGACTCCATCGTCTAGCTCACACCCATCACCTATATTAGGATTGACACTAATCCATTTATCTTCAAGATAAGGCAATTCATCTTCGGTTTCTACAAAACCCTGTCCCCAACGATACAACTCTTTAACTGTCCATCCGACAATGCTACCATCAGGAAGTTCTTTGTAAACATCATAAAATTGTTCAATAGATTTTTTATCTACAGGTTTGATTCTATACAACACTTCGTTCATTCACACAACTCCTTAAAACTATTAACTTGGAAAGACCAAATTTCTTTTGATGTACCATTCGGTGTGAATCGTTCAGGCATCCCGCCGTTCTTGCTAAAACGTATACGTAGGCCGACCTCTCTACGTTTTTGCTTGACACCGATATAAAATTCAGGCGGTATGCGAAAATAGAAAACATCTTCTACCATTGGATCCACAACAACAACCCTAAGCACACCCTTTTTGTTTTTGGTGCTGAAACCTGCGCCACGGTTAGGATCTTTGATTGTGCCTTGATTGACTACAGTGACCTTCTTAGCATCACTGCCGTCAATGAAATCCATACCTTGCTTGTTTGTTCGCTCAAGCTTGCCAACACGTGATATAGCATTCTCTACCATACTCTCCATGGCAAGGTCACCTTGCCTGACTGCTTTCTTTAAGCCAGGTAGGTGACTCTTACGATATCCTGCGAACCGATAAATTTTTTCTAACAAGATTTCATCGGCTGCAAACTGTTCTTCTGAATATTTACTTGCCATCTATCACCGCCTTTTCCTCCTTTGCTACCAGTATGTTTACCAGTTGTTGGTTGCGATAATCTTGTTCCTTGCGTCTACGCTTGGCGTCATTATTTTTACCAAACAACATTCGGTCATAGTTTCTAGCCCACTTAATACCTTCAATCCAATGTTCAAGTGCATCAAGAGTTCCCACAAATAACTCAGCATCACGTGAAAAGATAGGTAGGCTTTCGTAGTCTTTTGGTACTACCCCAACAACATCTGTAGAATTACTTCCTCTTGCGCCGAATCTTGAAGAACACATCATCAAACCGAGAGTGTCGCATTCAGCTTCCAATCTACGGATTCTCTGCACTAAATAAAATCCAGTCATATTATCACCAACTTGAATTGTAAAACACTCGACGCTTTAGGAAAAGCTCCGATCTAGCGGTAGCGCAAAACTGCAGGTCATGATCGTTATAATAATCATCACTGGGTCTACCAAAGAAGAACCCGGTAGTCTCTAACTTGGACATTTCTCCTGATTTAATATCTTGCTCTAGGCGGTTAATATCTTCCCAAAAGAGTTCAAGTTCAACACCATTGAAATTGTCATCATAGATTCCTAGGCTGTCTTTATTGGAACCACCGCGTAAGATCCAAAGCTTTTCCATCCAACCCTGCAGGTTAGGATGTTTGCGCCAATAGGCAATTTCTTGACGGCTGGGGTCATCCCAATCGGTGCCTTCTTTGCTAGCAATGTATGCGTATTGATCTAGTCCCATAATACACTTTCAAAACTGAAAAATTCTGTCCAAAATTTCTTTAGCAATATCTACTTCGCCAACCTCATCAAACGTGGCTGCGGTGATCATCTGAAACACAACAATGGCATCATGACCGAAGATAGAAATAATTTTATCTACCTCATCTTTTGAATCTGCCTCCCACATCAGGTCGGCAATTTTGACTTGATTTTGATTTGCAAATTGAATTTCCATATCATTCCCCGTTATCAATCAAACGATCCAATTTACTCTCTATATCTTTAACCATCTTGGTTAACCGTTCACATTCTAATTCTGCCTTATTAAGGCGAGTCTGATAATCTTGGGCAACCAAATCGGCAAATGTTTCAAGCCATTGCCGTTTAGTATATGATGCACATTCAAATGGAGCGTTGCTTATAGCTTGCTCAATTAAAGTTTTTATATTATCGTTCATTAAATATCTAACCTCGGAAAAGAAATATCCTTGTACTCGACGCCATTGGCAGTAATTTTACGATGAATTTCGGCTTGTACGTAGAGTCGCATTGGGTTGTCAATCAATACATAATGGATGATGACTTCTCCATCAATATTATACTTCTCCATCACCAACTTAGCAATAGATAAATGTTGGCTACGAGAAGGTTGATACCCGTTTACGTACTTCATTACACAACCTTGACACGGTTCAGTTGGGTGCTGTTATCACGATGAGCCTTGACAGTGCCCTGTGCAATGACAAGCTTGCCTGCAGGAATAGCATCACGGTAGCTAAAGAAAACGACCTGATCTTCCGCAGTGATACCAGTAACAAAGTACACACCCCATTGCTGGCTAAACACGCTACGAATGACCTCGATGTTGATCTTAATTTTTTCACCGATTCGGCCGATGAAGCCACCACTAGCACCTTCAATCTTACGATTGAGGTTATCACGCTTGACGGCACGTTCGTAGCACGACGGGAGGCTTGCGATAACCGCAACATCGTAGTTGGATTCGATAACGTCACGATTGGCAATCACCATTGCGGTGTTGTCGAAGTCATTCAACTTCTTGCCCTGCAGGATCTTGAAAGTCAGACCCTTGTAGTAGCGCCGAACGGCTTCACCTTGCTCACGATCAGCCTCAGTGATGAGGTCCGTGTTAGCAAGGAAATTGTCAACAATTTGACGATTGGTCTCGGTGTTCTTGCCATCCTCGATAGTTTTGAGGTAGGCACCATTGATTCGCTGGGCTGCACAAGCGGCACCCCAAACGTCAGAAGCTTGCAGATTCAGAACCGGGCGTTGATAGCGAGCCATTTGTTTCTCCGTTGTTTCAGACTATACCGATATTATATACGATTTGGGAATTATTGTCAAGCCACGAACCGATCATAACCGCGGATAGGGCTGCGGCGATCAGTAGTGTGCTCCTCGTACTTGATAACTATTCCTTTGGTAGCAAGAGCAGTCACCAGCGTACTAAGGTCACAGTCTTCCTCGAGGTAGACGGTGTCACCCTTTTGGTAACTGTAGGGCGTAATCTTGTGTGCAATGCCGAGGTCGAACAACACCTTGCGCTTGACCGCTCCCCAGCCATGACCGGGATCCGAGTAAAACTTGACCTTAAAAGCTTCAGACATTTTTGTTCCTTTTAGCGTGAGACAGGAAAAACTTTTTTGTCGTTGAAAAACATCGACCCGTTTTCGAACCAAAGATGACCGTCCTCTTGCAGGATCTTCAGTGGCGCAGTTTCCTTTACACGCCTCATGTAGTTTTCAACATGATAGTACCGGCAGAGCACCTGCTTGATCATAGCCTTAGTGATGGGCCGACCACGCTTAACACGTGCAACGAATTCGTTGTTATACAGGAGAAACTCACCAGAGATTTGAAACAAATCTTTTCGAAACGCAGTCATCACAAGTCCTGTTAATCAATCAATACACGTATTATATACCCAAACCTATTTATTGTCAACTTTCAGTCATCGTCACCCAGGGTAGCCCCAGTGAGGAACACAAGGATGAGTACAACACAAAACAGCCAACCCAAAAAGTAAATCACGGTTATCTCCGCTATTTGAACGTAACAAACATATTGTATTACCGTATGGATTTATTGTCAAGCCGTGGAAAAGCCCCGTTTATAGGGGCTTTTTAATTACTTCTTGGAAACGTTGCTTTGATTTACAAATGCGTACATTTTTTCAGCAGTCTCCAAAACTTTGTCAAGTCCTGGAAATGCAGGCATATCAACCCTGTTTACAATTTGACCGGTCTTTTCATCACGCATGGCGCTGATTTCCCAACCTTGCCACTTGTATGTATATTCTTGTGCTACAAGATCCTTAGCCATTGCTAAAATGTCGGTGCGGATTTCATATCCGTTCTTGTTGAACTTAACTTCGGGCATTTTTACTTCTGGTAAAATACGATCACTATTCATAACCTTCTCCTTTGTGTGTATGTGTTATGTTACTTCTTTTTTTCTTCTTTGTCAACAGGTTTGTTGAACTTTTCGGGATAGTTTAACCTTTCCCATTCTTCATTGCTTACTGGCCACCAATTAGTAATATTTAGGATAGCGATTTTTTCGATATTCATAAATGGCTTCCCCCCAGCTAACTAATGTTTCATAAAACTTTGTTATATATTTCATATGAAATTCCTTTCTTGGTCTCTGTGAAATTGCACGGTTAGTCTTTCAATATCACCTGCGTTTTGTGGATTATGGCGCATTATGTAATTTTCTAAAGTTCTTCCATAATTTTCTTCAGTAAACATTCCTAATAGTGGGAGAACTATTCCAACCATGACTACAGATATAACAATAAAAAATACTGTTAACATATTAGTGCTTTTTATTAGTTTGAGCAGTCCATGCATCCCACCCTGCACGGAACCAATCAATACTAAATGGGTTGAAGATTTTTTCTACTTTAGTTTCCATAACTTCACGACCTAATGTAGTCATAACAGTTGTGCCTGTTTTGATAGAAGTGTGAAGAAACTCAGTTTGTGAATCTACATACTGTGTCCAGGCTCTTGATAAATCTGGATTTGTGATGTATTTGTTGATGAATTGCTTTTTACCGTTTTGAATAGCGTCAACGGTTAATTCTGGTAAATTGAACATAATTTTTCCTTTCTGTGTGTAATGTAACTGTGTTACATTGATATTTATGCCTATCAATATGTAGTTAAAAAAAGTGGGGTAATTTAACCCCACTTTTCATGATATTTTCTTAGTGCTAATTGCCTTGCCAACCAAAGCCTAAATTTTACATAGTCACTAAGATCGTCATCGTCATCTGATTCGGGATAGTTATTTGGTCTGCGTACAGTTGTATTGACTCGGTAACCACTAAGTATATCCTCATCATCTATCAATAATCCAAAACTATTGCCGTTTACTAGATACGATAACCTAGAAGGATTACTTCTTAGGAGCTTCAGCTTTCTTGGAATCTTCGGCTTTTGCGGCAGGCTTGTCGCTTTTCTTGGCGTCATCCTTTTTAGCGGGAAGTTTCATTTCTTCCTTCTTTGCTGGTGCAGCGGGAGCAGCAGCGGGAGCAGCAGTAGCTGGTTTCGCTTCAGCCTTCTTCTCGTCCTTTTTTGCGGGTTCCGCTGCAAATGCAGTTGCAAGACCCAATGATGCAATCAATGCTAATACTAGTTTCATAGTTTTTCCTTTAAGTTAAACACAGAAATCGCTCTGTGTACTATATTTAACGTTTCAACTACGAATTCGTTGACAATTACTTACCCGATTCATAAATACTAGATGTTATACATATCCTATCGAGGCATTTTTGATGGTCAAAACTTTCAAGATGCGAATACACCAAATCAAATAGGAAAAGCCTTTAACGCAGGCTTTTCCTGCATGGTAGACGTTTGGCGAGTTGATGATAAGCTATATTTAGGAACAACGCAACCATTGACTGAAGTGAGTCCTAACTTTTTAAAAGGTAAAAGATTTTGGATCAATGTTCGTAATACGGAGATGCAAACTTGGATACAGGCCCAATCTTCTACTGATTACCCTAATTACTTTTGGTTCAATGACTCCGAAGAAAACGATCCTGCGACCACAAGCGGTGGCCAAATCATAACACCAGGCACTGTTCCTATCAATAATCAGAGTATCGTATTCTTACCTGAAATTCAAGATAGGGCTATGTTTAGCACCGTAAAATTGAGATGTTACGGAGTATGTAGCAATTATTTGACCTTCATTAAACGTATGCGTAATGAAGGTGTTTGGTATTAACCGCCTCTACCGCTTCGTCTAACGACGGTTGTACTATTGAATCCTTTGTTTGGCTTAGACCCTTTAAATCCTTTAGGATCAAACTTAGGCGTAGGATTCTTTTTGGGTTGATTAGTAAAGGGATTATTGCTATTTTTCTTTTCAGTCATTTTCTTATCCTCACAGATTCTAAATATTCTTTTAGATTACCATAAAGTCCTAACATCATGGCAATCTTACTATCGTAAATTCTTATATAAAATGATTTAGATTTGTCCTTTTTATTTACACCCAAATAATACGGACATTGAATTTTTTTGCTGAGTTCTAACACAAAGCTATGATAGCTTTGACCGTCTTGCTTAAAGTCATAATCATAAAAAGCAATATCAGCTAATTGAAAGGCAGTGACTCCTTCGTCTGTCAACCGTAGTCCATCTTGCCTACCAGTGAACCACCATTTAAACATAACGTCCTCAATGGGAAGTTCGTGGTATATTCGATGAGATTTGGGAATCTCAGCCAATATTGCCTCAGTAATTTTTTGTTTTACTGTTTTAAGATTGCTCATCGGGATAAACAATGCTTCCCGAATTCATGAAAACTACAGTAAACTTGTCAGTCTTAAATTGAGTATTCAATTTCCTGCACAGATTTCTTGCATGACCGGGATTACTAAAACTGGTTTTTTTGTATTTAGGAGTAGCTTCGTTATCTAGATAATGCGAGGATTTCAAATTGATAGGTTGTCCTTCGTAGAACACTGCCCAAATGCCTGAGGCTTCTACAATTTGGTCGCACTTGTATGTCACTTTGTCTACAAGTTCTAGTAAAACTTTGGGCTGTGATCGACTCATTTAAAACTTCCACCTTTAATTTCTAATTTGATGACGGGCTCCTCATCTGTTTTTACTTCTTGGTTTAATTGATATTTATCGGCTAGGAGCTTTGCTAGCTCATCACGAAGACCGCGCGCCTCAATAATGGGCATAACAAAATCTTTACCTTGTTTACTTTCTACCATAGACACTCTATCAATAAACCTTTTAATGTGTATCATAGATTATTTATCACATTTTCCGCTTCAGTTTCAGTTTTAAAAGGTCCATGGTAATCGTATCGCTGAATAAAGATGTACTTGGGACAAAATACTGTTTCAAAAGACCCGTTTTGATTTATTGCAAACCAACCAGCAGCATAATAGCATTTGCTTTTAGTTGTTTTGGTGAACAAATGCAACTTGCGTTTAATGTCAAGTATTGAATTATAGACTTTGCTTGTAGTTGGATAATGAGCAAAGGGCAAATCAATTTTCGTGCGGTTAGTTTTGAGCGCCTGAAACTGTATTCTAGTTTTGTTTTTAAGTTCTGCGGTACTGTCGAAATGCGTGGCTTTACCATTCATAATCAATTGTACGCCTGATCCTTCAGCAACTACATTTCCAACTTTTTGGTTACCATCAGTGATGACCCAGTATTGATCTTTGATGATCGGTTTAGCTATTAGATTCTTCATATTTCTCCCAACGGTTATTTATATAGTCCCAATGTCGATTATCATAAATCGTAAAATGAATTTCGTATCCGAATAAACCTAGTTCTAGATTTAGACCTGCATGGTCTTCTCTAATGGTAAATCCAAATTCAAATCTCAACCAATTATCGTTTCTAAGAATTTGAATTTCCCAGTATTTGTTTGTAACAAATGTACTACCGTGCCAAGTCTTGATATTCTTGAAAGAATCGTTTTCGGCCCATGGATTTCTTAGATTAAGATTTAGGTAAATCATTTTTCATCTCCATGTACGGTACAATGTTATTGTCGAAAATTTGTGCCATTGTTCTCCATAGTCCCTTACGTTCTATTTCCGTCATGCCTGCTACCCATGGCGGATCGTCATTACTACGGGTCAATCCATAGTCATGACGATAGGTATAGCACATTTCGGTTATTATTTCATCTCTTGTTTTCATGTGTATTTTAAAATGTACATTACTGCATCGGCTTCGTGAAGTCTAACAGTATCATGAGCATATTTGTTATGCTCACCGGTATCCCAACGTGATGTTGTTTTTCTAAACTCTTTCACCTTAATCATTTTGTTATTGAGTTTTGTTACGCGGGCAATCATTAGACTGTTATGGTGTGGCGCCACCACCACATCATTGACCTTGAGTTGATTGCCGAGTTTATCAAAATGTTCTGGATCAAGTTTTGTCATTTTTGGTTAACTCACACACAAGTAAAAAATGTTCGTAGGCATTTTTAACACTAGGGTGTGTCATAAGTTTATCTGCCTCTTTCTCCATAGCCGTTAATCCTGCTTCAACAACATCACGGGCACTAGGCCAATACAAGTACCTTGCACGTTCTCCGAACACTTTGACAAGATTTTCCCAAGCATCCTTTTGTTCGGGAGTCAATGGATTTTCACTATTTTGTTCTCTACGAATTTCACTAGCTTCTTGAACTACCTTAGTCATTGTATCTTGTGCAACACGCCCAGCCGCAATCATAGCTGCATAGTTAGGATCAATGTTGTATTGGGTAGATTTACCACCGGGATAACTCATAATAAGATGATTACCTTTAGGTAGTGCATCTAAGAAATTGCTATCATATTCCCTTACGGGGACATAACGACGACCTACCTTTTCGTAAAAAATCTTTTTCATGTTTCACCTCTAGTAATAGCTAGGAACAAATGTTTCTTGTGCTTTGGCACCCAGTTCTTACCTTCTTCTCCGCATGGACCTAGACGTAATCTAGCTATATGACAGGCATCGTATCTAGTATCAATTCTTTTAGGTCCAGTAACTGGATTGAATTCTATATGAGTTTCTTTTCTTGTTAACCTACATTTGTAAAAAGCCGCATCGATAAACCTTGCAATTCCTAAATGTAATAAACGTTGTTCAAAGGGAACAAAACTATGTTTACAATCTTTGCATAAAAGTTTTGCATTCATTTGCTAAATTCTTCCCAAAACAATTCGTTATCTCTGACATTGGCAATAGGCTTTAACCACCCACGATCAATACAATCTTGAATGAGTTCTTTGTATTCTCTAGGGCATCTAGTGGTAATTTCGAATCCTGCTCTAGGAGCAGCCACTGTGCCATCAACGATAAGCCACTTAGGATCACCTTGTCTAATTGTACGAATACAGGTTTGTTTAATTGTGAACTTAATGGTCATACCTTCAACTCTCCAACATACGGATTGTTAAGCCACTTTGCATAAGCTTCAGCCTGCTCACTGATTTTATTCAGTTCGTACTTACCACAGAATCGCATAAAGTGAATGCCGACCTGAGGTGTAGTACTAATACGCACACCTGCACGAATAGCATAGTCAACCTTGTCCTTGACATCCTGAGGTTGTGCAGTCAAGTCGATAAGTGTACGATTACGTTCATAGCAATCACGCACACGTTGCTCTACACCCTCATGATCTAGCCAACGCTGTAGCATCATATTGTTCCAGTTGAATCCTTGTTTGTTACGATCAGCATAAGCCTCAACTAGACCAACTTTGTTTTTGCTACCCTTCTCACGCACACCGGGATATGCACTGAATACATTGTCGGTAGCATCCCCACGCATACATTTCTTAAAGAGTAGATATTGCGGGTCCTCAAGTAACTTGTGTTCTTTAGTCTTTTTATCTAGTACAGGCTTTCCGTTGTCCTTGAAGTACCCTTTGAGGGTGATAAGTTCATTGCTGACGCCATTGTATTGGAACACGTTTTCACTGATAAGCTGAACGTAATCAGTATCAGAACTAATAATGTAATGCGAGTCATTGGGGTGTAGTGCAACAAACCTTGCAATTAGATCGTCTGCCTCAGCGTTGGGTTCACGCAATACAGACACGTTGGTTTTCTCACGCAGAAATGTAGTAAACATTTCATACGTTTCCCAGAACATTTTGTTTTCTTCGATTTCGGCATCAGTCATAGCCGATTCATCAAGCTTACGATTAGCTTTGTAAGGCTTGTAGAACTCCTTGCGCCAGCTACGACCCTCAAGACAAAAAACAACATGGTCAATTTTGTGATTGCGAACCACTTGATTGACCGATGCAAGAGTAAGATGAAGTGCCATACCAATCTTTTCCCATGTGTCAGTGTTACGGCTAGCAACGTGACGGGCACGAAAGAAAGTGTTGGCAGTGTCAATGAGTGCGTAATTCATGTGCGGGATAGTATATAGTTAGACAGATAGTGCAAAGTATACTACTATTTAGAATACCTGTCAAGAGGTTGGAAAGAAAATTTACCCAAAAAACTTAGCTTACTTCCGTTCTACCATTACCAATGTCTCTACTGCGGATTACCCGTACATCATCCCGTTTTTCGGGATCGGCTTGTTCCTGTTCATAGACTTCTAATGCAACATTCCGACAAACCGTTTGAAACCATCGGTCAACTATAACGTTTTCGGCTTCTCCAGGCTTTATTGAATACCCTGCACGTACAAGATTAGCTACAAACTTCTCATTCCAGTCTAATTCAAAAGCCCCATTGTTAACATCATTAGGATCTATCTCCATACGTACAATATGTACATATGGTTCTCCCTTTTGTGTTGCGATTTCTTTTGGTGACAGTTGTTCATGTTGATTAACTTTGGGCTGTCGTGGTTTTTTTGGTTTTTTAGGTTTTTCTTCCTTAACAGGTTCAGGAGGCGCCTGTACCTCCACCTGTTTTTTGCCAAATAACTTATCAAATATTCCCATTTACATATTCCTCATATAGTTTGAAGCTAGCAAGGTTCTTAGCCTTGCTTTCGCACATAATATCAGCCCATTCATTGTGCGACATAGCCCAGTCATTGACTGACTTGTTCCAGTAATAATCACTGTGGGCACGTAGCTTTTGCTTGTTATGTCCACTTTCTAGTAGCGTCCGAATATCGGGGCGCTGTGATCCGGAATGGCCAACAAGTACATCTTCCCTAGAGACGGAATAGTGCATAGTAGGGCGAACACCACGCCAACTATCAGTAACCATTTTAATACGGCCGTCAGACTTTTCAATGTATTCTCCTGTGTGTATCCAATGATGATGAATGTCAAGCACGATAGGAACTAGATCGGCTAGTTCTAAGCAAGAATCGAGACCCCAGCTGATTTCTTCGTTCTCGATTGTGAGTCCGTTCCTTGCTTCTGTAGACAATCTCTTGTAGGCTTGTCGGATACCTTCTGGACCGGCTCGACCCGAGATGTGGACGTTGATTTTAATGTCCTGAAACTGTTTACCATACCCCATGAAGCGGGCCATATCTGCATGATATTCAAACTCCTCTATACTCTTATTTACTACCTCAGGACGATCACTTGCAAGAACTACAAATTGATCAGGGTGAAAACTAAGACGGACATCATTCGCACGTGCAGTTTCACCGATAGGAGCCATCCAGCGTTCTAGACTATTCTGAACATCAGTGCTGTGCCAAAAGTCCTTGTACTCGTCCATAGTATAGAACGAAAACATATCACTAGTGAGGCGTAGCATACGTAGTGGTTGAGGCAACTGTGCTACTTTTTTGACTAATGCATGAGTATTAAGAATGTTACGTTTGGCAACATCAATAAGCTTGTCCTCAACGGTCTTTCGAGACTTTTGACGTTTAGCCCATGCGTGAGTAGTACCACCGGTATTGAGACCTTCGGTACTAGCAATCTCGCCTTTTTTGTTGATTTCAGCCCATTTGCAAGCGAAACCAATACGTTGAACAGACATGTTGAAAGTGTGCATAAGATGACCAGTATAGATAAATATGTATATAGTCTAACATAAAGACAAATTATTGTCAAACATACGGAAACCGAACATGAAATACTTAGAATTGATGGAAGGCGTAGAGCCAAAGCTACCGGGAGCGCCCAAAGGTGTACAAATTATGACACCTCAACAGTTTGTTGCCAAGAGTACCGGGGAAGAAGAACCTGCAGCAGACAAAGAAGTTGACGAAGGCATGGGTGCTGGAAGGGGATTTGCGGGATATAAAGATGTATTTTTGGGTAAAGAAGCTATTGGTCAATTGACACAAGATGCCGACGGTATGTGGGATGCTATTCCATATGATGCTAAATGGCACGGTACATCAATCGGTGGACCTTTCAATTCAAAACAAGAAGCAATCCTTGCACTAAAACAACATTATAAGCAGAAAAGCAGCATATCTGAAGCACCAAAATTAGCTGCACCAACTAGACCAATCGGCGAGCCTGAATTAACAGATTACTTGGATCGTATTCGTAATAGAGAAAAGAAGAAAACAGACAAATACAAATTACCATACATACATCGTAGCAGTGTAGTTGATTACTATAACGAAGAAGGTAAGAAATACAATATAGATGCCATCAAGTCGGCATTAGCAGAAAGACCCAAAGCATTACTGAAGAAAAACGAAAAGATGAAGCACAGTGATGGAGAATTAGAACAGTTCTTCAATATTGGTTTTGCTGCATTGGTTGGTATAGCACTTGATGAACAAACTAATGAACTAATCATAGTAAACACCTGCCCAGGCGCTGGCAGTTGTAAAATAGATTGCTTTGCTATGAAAGGCGGTAAAGTACAATTCCAAGGTCCATGGCTAAGTGATGGTCGAATACTGACATATTTGTTAAATGACCCAGAAGGTTTCTTCAATCAATTAAAAGCAGAAATTAGCAAAGAAGAACTAAAAGGTAAAAAAGGTGGGTACAGTGTAAGTATACGCTGGCATGATGCAGGAGATTTCTTTAGCCCTGAATATGCAGAAATGGCGTTTAAGTTAGCAGAGTCACTACCTAATGTAGATTTCTATGCATACACTAAAGTGGCTGATGTTGCATTAGGCAAAAAGCCAGAAAACTTTATCATCAACTGGAGCGAAGGTGCTAGCGCCGGACAGGAGAAGAAAGTAAAAGCACAAGATCCTGAGCTAGAAACAACTAAGAATAGCAGAATTGTTCCTAGCGATTTATTCTATGACTTGTTAGTGAAGGACGAAAAGAAAAATCTTGTTAAGGGTCCAGAAGGCCAATGGCAAGTGATACCTGATAAGATCCCTGAACTAAAACAAAGATTGGCAAGTGCCTACAATATTAGCCCGAGTAGCATTCTTACATATGATGAATGGGATACCAGAGGTAAGAAAAATAATATGATGAAGTGGAATGTGATTATCACTCCCGGCGAACCTGACTTAACCGCAAAAGACCCGGGTGTACTCAGCACATTATTGCTAAAACACTAACTGTATTTTAATACGAACCAACTAGCCATTGGTTCGTTGTAAAAAGTAAACTTAGTTTGTCTAGGTACATCTATCATAGTGCTCCAATCAAACTTTCCCGTGGAGTACTCGAAATCAAAATCAATGTGTACTCTATACCCTAAATCTTTTAATTCAGACACAATTTCGCTGATTTGATTGCTAGATTTATGTTGGATGATAACCTCAACCATTTACTTTTAGTAAATCTTTTATTGTGTACAGATTCTTCATATATGGTGAAACATCTTCCAACACATAATATTCAATATCACCTTGCCGTCTTGGACCATAGGTGACATTGATATCACAATTGTTCACTTCTTCAAACAATCTTACCATTTCTTTAACTGTATATCCTACACCATGTCCCAAACATTCGACATTATTTGCAGGCCTTTCTATAGCCAATTTAATAGAATGACACACTTCTTCTACATGCAAATAATCTCGGACACAAGTTCCATCGCTAGTATTTGGATAGTCTTTACCATAGATAGTAAATTCTCCAGTCTCACGTGCCTTGTTTAAGTTATAAAACAATCCGTCTGCGTTAGTGGGCATTACAACCGTAGAACCTATAACATTATAGAACCTGAAAATAGTATATTCAGCACCTGACATTTTAGTGTATGCACGAACTACATCTTCAGCACCACGTTTACTAACACCATATGCACTTAAACAATCTTGTGCTGCACCTGTACTAGCAAAGATAAAGTTTTTGGTTTTTACTTTGTTTAACACATTCATTGTACCATTCAAATTGGTAATGTAATAACTGATAGGACGTTCTTCACTTTCACTTACGCTAGTTAACGCTGCCAAATGAACAACTGCATCAAACTCAATACCTTCAATAGAAAATTGTTTGTTAATATCAATTTTGTAAAATTTCTCTATTTCAACTTGTGAATCAACAATATCAAGTCCGTGAATTTCATATTCACCGGAGAGCATATTACAAAGATGAGAACCTATGTATCCTGAACTACCTGTAATCAAAATCTTTTTCATTAAATTTCCTCAAAAAGTGATAGCCCTGTAACTTCCTCTGTTGGCTCAAAGGTCGGGTCTTTAGTTAGATATGTATCATTATCGGTATAAATGACACGAAATTTATGTTTATTAGTAAGAACACTACGTATGTCATCAATACAAACTATATTACGCTTTAGCCCACGGACGTAATCTTGTAGCTTTACTGTGGTTTCTGTACAAATTTTTGCTGTATTACTGTTCGATTGTTTAGAACAAAATTCTGAAAAACAATCGTTCCATTTTCCAAACACACGCCTTTCCATAAATTGGCCGTGACTCAGCGATTCTACATTGTACCAAGATTCGGCTGTCGGAAATAATTCATACAACTCTTTTGTTCTCTGAGCCATATTTTTCTTATTGCATTTGTAAAAGAAATCCTCATTAAAGTTATTAGTCCAACGTTGATTTTCTAATACTAGTGTAGGTAATTGAAGGTGTTGTTCATAGAACGCCATACCATAGCTTTCAACTATGCTAGGATTAAATGCTACTCTAGCACTAGTGATGAAGTCTACTTTTTCTTTACCGACAATACTAGCACGAACATCATACTTAACCCCGATCTTCTTCAACCGTTCTTCAAACTTTTTAACACCATTTGGGCTAGTCATGACCTTAGCTGGCAGTTTGGTTTGCTCAATCAACTCAATGAAAAGTTCAGGATTCTTTCCTTCTTCCCATCGACCAACAAATAATACACCCTCACGTGGCTTGTGATGTTCTAGTAATAAGTCTTGTTCTGTAACAGGTATAGGAAGATGCCATGCACCATTACTCATTGATACTTGATTGAACTTACTTTGTGTGCCGATCCATAGAGAATTACATTCTAATTGTTTACGCATCATATCGTTGGTAGAATGTAAAAAAGGATTTTTAGTGTCTTTAAATATTTGGCTTTCTAGGTGCGTGTAAGCAATAATCTGAATACAATCTTCAAGTCCCATTGTTAGTGCTACTTGAATGCTTTCATATGTATTACAAACAAAGGCGTCATAGATATTATGTTCCAATGCTTCTACAATTGCATTACGAAAGTTTGCCATACGTTCATAACAGTATGTATCTCCATACATAAAAATGTTGCTATGGGTAGTATAGGGTAATGATTCCAATGGGGCAATAATGTTTGCCTTCAATGACTTTACAAATTCATTATCTTTCGGTTCTTTGTCTGTAATGATATCTACTTTGATATTGTGTTCGTCCATTAACTCGCAAAAACTTTTTGCGAACTGACCTATGCCACCATGCGGTATTAATGTTTGATAACTTACTAAGAAGCCGACTCTTTTATTATACGTTTTCATGACTATTATTTACCAATGTTTCGATTGCTGCAATTAAATCTTCGTAGTTAGAAGGTCTGTTATACTTTTTATAATCTGAAAGCCTAAGCACTGTTTGAATATCTTCGTACACATATTCTTTGGTGCATAATGGTCGTAACTTT